ATTAAAGACACTAAGGCTTTGAAGGCTAAATTGCGTGGCGTTGATTATAACGCTCTTGGTCGTTTGATGCAGGCTAAGGGTTATGGTGCTGCAGGTCGTAAGGCTGCTAACACTGGTCGCAAGACTCTTCCTAAAACTAAGTAGGTAACGATTCAGCCTACTATTGATGGCTGGAACACCTGTTTACTCATATTATGGAGTCTCTGCAAACGTAGGCTCACGACCCTTTGCCACAGCAGACGCATCACCTGCGCCTGCTGGTGGCATGCCATACCTTGGACACACTCGTTGCATTGCTAATGAGGAAACATGTCAGGGTGCTCGTGCCAAAGGTACTGACTATTGCATTGGTCATCTACGACAGAAGGCGAAGGAGATAGCCAGTGAACCTGACTGAGATTCGTTCTAAGATTCGTGAGATTGTTGATCTTGATCAACAAGATGTTTCTGACACTCTTCTTAATATGTATATTAAGGATGGCTTTGAACGTATTGTTTCGTTAGAGCGTCGTTGGCCTTCTTATCAGAAAACTTTCAACTTGAGCACTGTTGCTGGGCAACGTGCTTATCCAATGAATACTATTGGTGATGGCAACCTTCGTGAAGTTATTTCTCTTGTTGATACTTCTGCGGTGGGTAATCGTTTGGAGTTTATTTCTTATGATGATGCTGAAGCGGTGTGGGTTGGTTCTTATGATCAAACTTCACGACCTTTGTATTACACTTTTTGGGAAGATCAAATCCATTTGTGGCCGAAACCTGATACGGTTTATCCTTTGGTTGTACGAGGGTACAGAAAATCGAACGACTGGTCCTCTTCAGACTCTACGGAAGTTGATGCTGACGCAAGATTGCATCAATCGTTGGTGTACTACGGTGTTGCGCAGATCTACCAATTACAAGAAGATGTCGAGTTGGCTACTTTCTATCGAAAAACATTCGATGAAGCGGTAAGGCTTGCTATTTCGGACATTATGCGTCCTTCGTCGCAACGTCCTTTTGCTGTGTCTGATGGTGCTCCTAGTAGGTCTCGTCGTTGGTGGTTGCAGTCACTTGGTAGGACTCTTGGTCAATGAGTCGTTTGTCGTTGCTTCGTACAGATGATTTCACTGGTGGTTTGAATCTTCGTGCTGACCCGTTCCAGTTGGGTCGTACTGAGTCACCTGATTTGTTGAACGTGGATATTGATCCACGTGGTGGTCTAACTGTACGTGGTGGTATGACAAAGTTGAATACGTCTGCTATTGGTGGGATTAGTAATGGTGCGTTCACGCCTAAGGGCTTGTACGCTTGGGATAATAGTTCTCCTCGTGTTTTGTTGGCTGCTAATAATGTTGTTTATGGTGCATCGACAACTGCGTTTTCTACTATTGGTGTGAATACGACTGCACCTTTTGGTGCGTCGTTTACTTCGTGGTCTGCGAGTACGGAAAGTTTTGTTTATATTGGTACTGGTGCTCTTACCCATAAGTGGGATGGTACTAATACTGCGAGTTCATTGATTGACGCTAGTACGGCGTATGCGGATGATTATGCTGCTCCTGTTACTGGGTATGCACCTAAGTGTCGTCAGATTGCTTCGCATGTGGATCGTTTGTGGTGTGCGTATACGACTGAAGGTGGCGTTGATTATCCGAACCGTGTGCGTTTCTCGCATCCTATTAATCGTGAGTCGTGGGCGACTAACGATTATATTGACATTGTTGAGGGTGGTTCGGGGATCACTGCAATCATTCCTTTTAATGGCAATCTTCTTGTGTTTAAGAAGCGTGCAGTGTTTTCTATTTTGGGTTATTCGACTGACACGTTTCAAGTTATTAACTTGACGAATGAGGTTGGTGCTGTTAATCCTTTGAGTGTTGTGGCTACTGAGGCTGCAGTGTATTTCTTTTCTTGGCCTGATGGACTATTTAAGTATGATGGTCAGCAGTTCAGTGATTTGTTTACTTCTATTCGTCCTTTGGTTCAGACTGGGCAGATTAACAATATTGCTCAGGACGAAATTCGTGTTGCTGCAATAAATCAGAAGATTTGGGTTTCTCTTCCTTTGGGTTCTAATACTAAGGCTACTGCTTCTTATATTTATGATCCTTCCTTGAAGCAGGGCGGTGCTTGGAGTAAGTATCAGACTTCTGATGGTAAAGGTGTTGGTAGTGGGTGTGATTTTGTTACGTCAACTGGCACGACTTATAATTTGGCTTGCCATCCTTCTAACGCTTATGTGTTAAAAGTAGATCAATTGAGCGTGTATCAAGATGATGTTGGTACTGGTGCTGCTAACTTCACTTCGTATTATACGACTCCTTGGCAGGACGCTAATAATGTTTCTGCTCGTAAGATGTGGCGACGACCTGACTTTGTTGTGAAGCAAACCTCTGTTGCCACTAATTTAACTTTGCGTGTTTATCACGATTGGGAAGAATCTGTCGTTGCTAAGACTTATATTCTTGCTTTGGATGCTTCGGGTTCTTCTCTTATTTGGAATGCTACTGCTACAGAACCTGATGCTAACGCTGGTTGGAATGAAGCCAACTGGGGTGCTAGTGCTAGTGGTTCTGCTTTTGCTGTCGGCAAGTCTTTAGGACTTGCTCGCAGCGTTCAGTTGCAAATTCAAGGTGAGGGTGGAAAACCTTGGGGTGTCAACTCTATTACTTATAAATATAATCCTCGAAAGGTGCGTGCCTGATGGCTACTGCTGCTGTTACTTATACGTTCGCTAATGGTACTAATGCTGATGGTACTCAAGTTAACTCCAACTTTTCAAGTGTCGTTAACTTTCTGAATACTGAAACTATTCAACGTGACGCAAGTATTGCGTTCACGGCTATTCCTAGTTTGCCTGCTGTTGATCCTACGACTGATAATCAGGCTGTACGTAAAGCATATGTAGATAACTTTTTACCTGCTGGTGTGATCACTCAGTATGGTGCTTCTACTGCGCCGACAGGATGGGTGTTATGTCAGGGTCAGGCTCTTAGTCGTACTAATCCTTTGTATAGTCGTTTGTTCACTGCTATCAGTACGACTTATGGTGCTGGTGATGGTACGACTACTTATAATGTTCCTAACTTGCAGGGTCGTATTCCTGTGGGTAGGGATTCCACTCAGACTGAGTTTGATGCTTTGGCTGAAACTGGTGGGTCTAAGACCAGTACGTTGACTACGGCTAATATGCCTTCTCACCAACATGGTGTTGGAACTATTGCCCCTAACACGATTGCTGATCACGTTCATGGTTTTGGTACGTTGGCTATTGCTAATACCAATCTTGGTTCTCATACACACATTCAAGATGCGCATGCGCATACTGCTAGTAGTACGGCAGATGGAAACCATAGACATGGAATTATTTCAGGTTTGGGTTCTTTCGCTATACGCAATAGTGGTTATATTGCTGGTGGATATATTGCTGGATACGATAGCAATGCCGATGGTCTTATTGATGGAACTTCCTCAACCTTGGGAGGTATGGCTGTTGCTAATGGTGGTCCTTACACGGACTACAGTTCAACTCACACTCATCCTATTACTGTTGATGCTCAAACTCCCACGAACCAATCGACAGCACTGGGGTCTCACTTACACGCCATATCAGGATCTGTCGCTACTGGTGGTGGACACACGCACACTATGAGTGGTTCTACTGCTTTTGAAGGTAGTGGCACAGCGTTCAGTAATCTTGCTCCTTACATTGTGGTGAACTACATCATCAAACTATGACAACTTGGACCGCACCCGATGTTGCGTCCCTGCGTGGTGACAACAGCAGACCTCTGCAAAAGATCTTTGGATCTTTAACAGAGTATCTTAAGCATTTTGAAACCACGATTATTGATGAAGTCATTTCTCAATCTTCTGAAACATTTGTGCGTAATGGTGAATCAACGACATTGACCATTGGTACTGTCGTGTATTTGGATGCTCAACAGGGTGATCGTGCAACTGTTAAACGTGCGTTTAATACGAGTGATGCTACGAGTGCTAAGACTCTTGGTGTCGTCGCTGAGAGTATTGCTCCTAATGCTGATGGTCTTGTGACTACGTTGGGTTATGTTTATAAATGTAATACTGGTGGTTATACTGCTGGGCAGACTTTGTATTTGGGTTCTACTGCTGGGACGTTTACTGCTACTAAACCTGTTGCGCCTAATCATATGGTTTATGTTGGTGTTGTTGTTCGTGCTAATGCTGGCAACGGCATTATTTATGTTCGTTGTCAGAATGGTTATGAGTTAGATGAGATTCATGATGTTCTGATTACGTCGCCTACTACGGGCGACATTTTGATGCGTAATGGTTCTAGTTTGTGGATTAATACTCCACAAACTTCTATTACGAGTGTGGGTACTTTGACTGCTGGAACTGTTCCTGCAACATTGTTGTCAGGCACAGTTGCTTCTGCACGTATTAGTGGATCTTATACGGGTATTACGGGTTTGGGTACTGTCACTGTTGGTGATATTTCTTCAACGCTTTTAAGTGGGACTATTGCTTCTGCAAGGTTGAGTGGTTCTTATACGGGTATTACTGGTGTAGGAACTTTGACTGCTGGTACGTGGAATG